CCATTTTGAGTAAACTTGCTTTGTTTGGTAGCTATCTGAGTAAATAAGTTAGCTATCTGAGAGTCATTGTCTTGAATTTCTGTAACAAGTTCAATCCATGTATCTAGTGCTTCGGGAGCGGTATCAATGAACGTTGCCATTTTTGCATCCCAATCGGTTGCGAAATTTGCCGCAACAATAACCCCATTCCCATCCGCTTTTAGGTAATTACTCGCTACTGATTGCTGAATAGTTCCACCAACTTGTAAGGTTGCAAAACCATTATCAGTGTTGGATTTTACGCTGACATTTCCATTCCCATGCAGAGTTAACGGGTTAACCCCTTCCGCAAAAAAAGCAAACTTTGAGTTAGAAGGGGTAGTTCCTTGCGTTGACATTGCCCAAGTCTTATAGTAACTTCCAACTTCGATATAGCTATGCTTATTACTAGCGTCAGCATAGAGGGAAATATTATTACGGACGTTCAAATACGCCCCCCCACTAAGGCTTGATACTAGACCAACATTTACCTTGTTGCTATAATTAAGTTGACCGTTGCCCTCCCTTGTCCAATAATTAGCCGAAGCTATTTGCGTTCCTAAGCGAGCATCCCACAAACTATTATAATCCGTAATCCCATAACCCGCAATCGTAGTTGGATTCGTGCCACCCGTCACCCGTCCGTAAGTGTCTACCGTTACGTTCTGATAATCACCCGCCGTAACTACTCCCGTTTTTTGGTTTACGATTCCGCTGCTGTCTATTTCGAGAGTTGACCCAATTTTGATGCCACCCAATATACCCGATGTCGCTTTCGGCAATGTTAAGTAATTTTTACGCAGCAACCACGCCGACCCGTTCCAATACGTATCATCTCCCGAAGCATAAGTAACACCTGCGTAAGTTCCCGCTCCATTTACTCTATAATAATCTCCCGTATTTGGGCTTGCGGACGGGGCACCCCCGCTACCTGCATCCCATTCCCCGATATACCTTTCAGACGTTAGCGGTGATGTCCATACGCCCGACCCGTCTGCGTTACTACATTGCCACACTTTGCCTGCCGCAGCGTTATTGGTGATTCTTAGGTTCGTAGTTCGGGTAATGCCGTTTACGTCTATCCTTGTACCTGCGAGGGGAACAGTCGTTCCAAATCCAATAGTCCCGCTTGACAATACACGGATATATTCAGTCATTACGTTAGCGTTTCTAACTCTTAATAGAAATAGACCATCTGTCTTCGTTGTAGAAAATCCAATCAAATCATAAGCTGGCGTAGGGATAGCGTCAACAATTTGCCCGACAGATAGAATCGACGCAGCAGCCCCGATAAGATTGAAGTCAATGTTCCGATATATCCCTAGATTAAACCCATTGCCATATATTTGAAACTTATCCGATACGATAGGATTGGCATTAATCCCAACATTAGTGCCATTATCGAAAATTAGACTGTCCGAAAGCAAACCATCCGCACCGCTCTTTATAATTCTATTTGTTGTTAGGCTCGTGGCGTTCACCGTTGCCGCTTTCACCTTCCCAACAACATCAACACCCGTGCTTTTTGCCGTTGCTATCTCAACACCGTTACGCTTTATCCCAATATCGAAATTCCCACTTGCCGAACCGATAAAATCTTTTGCGGCTAATACGTTCGTGGCTCCACGCATCCACGCCGTTGCATCCGTAGCAATCGTACTGTCTGCTGCAAGAACTGGAACCTTCAAAACGACATTTGACGTAAGTTCGGAGAAGTCCAGAACAGCGGTATATGCATTATCTTCGCTTTTGAAAGCGAATCCATCCGTTACGGGTTTAATCGAATCGGTTTCGGTCAAATCGTTATCAACCCAAATCAATCCCGTTCCTGCTTCGTTACCTTCTTTGCGTAAGAATACCTCACCCGCTTTAGCCAAGAGGGATTCTGCTCGTAGTTGTGAACGTAACCCTATAACCAGTTGCCCTGACCCGTTTAGCTTACTTGTGAAATTTTCATTTCCAAAAAGTGTGTCGTATTTTAATCCTTCGCGGGGGATGTTGCGCAACGCCAACTCAACCGCCTTATTGAATGGATTCGTTAAATCTTGGACACTTGCCGTTACTGCGTTGATGGTCAATTCTACTAATCGTACGTTTGCGAATCTTGTACGAGTATTGTAATCGTAAGTATGAACCCGATATTTTACGGAGTCGATTGCGACAATACTACCAAACGTCAATTCGCTGTTCACTTGCCCATCATAAGTTTTTAATCTTTTTGATAGGCTACTCAAATATCTATCTGCAATGTATTCAGTTATAGTTTTAAACGTGCCGTTGTGGTAGGGTTTGAAGAACTTTAGCGAGGTAGTCGCCGAATCGGTAGGGTAAAGCGTTTCTAACCCACTCGGTTCTAACGGATAACCGACGTTAAATTTTACGGGTAGATTGTTCGTCCTATCGGCTTTAATGGCTCCACCAAACGAGCGTTCAAACCCTTCGGCTCCGCTATCAATTAGGTTTTGTTGACTTACTCTAATGTAGTCGATTCTTGAATCTACGAATGCTGCGGGGTCTACTGACCCTAGCCTTTCAGGAAGCAGCACCTTGATAAATAGCTTATACTCTATATTAGTCGTAGGTATAATTGAATCGTCTGAAAATATCCCGTCGCTTTGCGGTAATCGAAAAAGAAAGTTACCCGGATTATGTGGCGGTTTTGGTAGAGTAATCGTAAATTCTTGTTCTTGAATTGGAACTTCATAAATCGGAGTATTTGAGAGTCCGGCAACTTGTTCGTACCACGCCCCTTCATTTGTCAAAAAGTAGCTTTTATTCAAACCAACTTGAACCGCAATTATTTGGAAACGCAGATTCCTTAGATTTCCCTGCGATTCGGCTTTGATGCTTATTTTTAATTGTTCTAACTCATTATTCTCGAATATATTATTGTTTGGAAAGTAAGAAACCCCCGCCGCATTGATGTAGTGGGTTAGGTTGTTGCTACCCTGAAAAGACGAAAAACCCTTATTGAATAACTTCCCGTCTGCGAACTCCATCAACTCTGATTCATAGTCGCCGCCGTCGTAGGTCCATCCAGTTACGCTGTCCATTTCGCCAATCGGTAACAACTTTTTGCTACGGCTCTTTTCTTTCTGAACGGTGATGTTAGAAAAGCTAAAAGACTTACCAAAGCTGCCGCCTGACAAGCGTTGTATCGTTGCGGTGGGGCGTAAGTAGTCGGACGTTGAAAGTAGCGTTAAGGCGTTGTTATAGAGTTTTGAAACCGAGTTGCCCGCATTCAGTTCGGACACATCACGAAGAACCCATTTTGATTTGTCAAACGTTAATTCGATATATGAAGGTATTACTTCATTCAAAACGTCTAAACAGCTTAACCCGTCAAAGTTCTCTTCGTTAATATACGAATCGAACCACGTACAAGTTGTTACGCCGCCATTATCAACGGATAAAACGCCGTTCGCTATTACTTCAAAATTAAACGCTGTTAAGTAACTTAGTCTATCCAAACACTTCTTAACTACCGCTAATAATGTAATTCTATTAGTAGTATGGGCGTAAGTAACGTTTTTCAGGTAGACGACTCCCAATTCGGCTTCCAAATCAGTAACAAACATTCCGTTCGGCAAGTCTAAATCCTTCGATTCAAAAGGAGTTAAAATCCCTTCATACTCAACTACCCCGTCTAGCTTTTTTAAGATAGCTACATCCCCGTAATTTTCGGAGACAAAGGAAGCAGCATTAAAAATTGAATTCGATACGGCTTGTAGCTTAAATTTTGTAGGTACTAACCCGCCTAAATATTGCTGTGCTACCTCTTTGTTTTGTTGAATACTGAACGGTTCACCCCCCGCTGCCAACTCAACGGCTGTTCCCGCAAAACCTTCCACGTGTATCTCCACACGGTGTAGGGTTTCGCGGTAATCTTTGTATTCGTAAAAATATTTTAGTGATTTAGCCATTCCAAGAATATTGAGTGTTATTGAGTACTGCTTGTAGTTCTGTTCCGTTGCCTTTTAAGACTCCGTTAATATTCAAATTTAGGGTTGGCATAGTAAACCCACTACTGCCGCCGAAACTCCCGCCGCCTTGTCGGGGAGAACTTATCTGCGAATTACTGTTTGTGTTCGCGCTCATTGCCATGCCGCCGCCTTTGAGGGCTGCTCCGGCAACAAACAGTAAAGCGGCTGCCGCAATTCCCGCCCCCGGTGCTAAGGAGTTTAACGCTGCGACTGCTGAATCTTTAATTGTTGCAATAGCTTCTAATTTAATCGCCATTTCCATCATCATTGCCCCGATTGCTGCAAAGAATCCACCGAGTAGTTGACTAAAATCAAATTTGATGTCTTGATTAAAGGCAGAAGCAAAACTATTTGCAAAAACATCTCCTAAAAGCATAAAAGAAGCATCAACAACCGCCTTGCTAAAATCGTCAAACAATAACATATCCTCGGTAAAGGAAATCTTAATGTCTTCGACAGAACCTTTTATCTTAGTTTTTATCGCTTCGACTTGGTTGTTTAAATTGTTATTAAAAACTTCCTGATTGAATATTTTACCAAGTTCGGGGTCTAAGATATAATTAGAAGAAATGCCGGGTATTTCTTTTGCTAACATAGGGACCATAAGTCCCTCCATAGATTTAGCTATTTTTTCGCGAGTAGCTTTGAGTTTGTTAAATCCTTTTTCCAACTTTAACCGATAAGCTAAAATTCCCGCTTCATTAGCTGCTAGGTTTGCCGCTAACTCATCCTCAATTTCTTTTAATGTTTTTTTGCCAAAACCCGCAAGCGGATTAATTGGCTTTGGGTCTGCTACCGTCGGGATATTTGCACCCATACCTGCAAACGCCTTTTGTCCGCCACGTAAGAAATCAAAGGCAGGGCTTTTGTATAGCTTCGTAGCTGATTCGTAGGTTCTATCTATAATTCTATTTAATCTTTCTATTTCGGATGTATCAATCTGAACGGTTTCTCTGTCGTTGAAAATTCCTGCCAATACTAAATCAAGCTGCAAATATGCCTTATGGATTCGGGCAAAACCCTTCTCCCAATCATCGACATATTTATAAATGGCAACTCCTGCGAGGGTTAACGCCCCAACGGTTAAACCAATCGGCCCCGTGAGTGCGGCAAATCCTAACGTTAAAACTGGCATTAATTGAATAACCCCACCAACGCCCAACAATAGCGGCCCAATAGCGGCGGCTAAACCTGCGACTTGCAAAATTAAATCCTTTGTGCCACCGTCTAAGTTGTCAAAGTAGGTAATAACCTTATTAACTGACTGTAATACTTTGGCGTACATAGGAAGTAACCGCTCTCCAAATCCCGCCGAAAGTTGTTTAATACTTTCCTCTAAAATTCGGGTTTGGTTTGCCGCCCCGTCTGACGTTCGGGCGAAATCTCCTTGTGCGTTGGTCGTCTTTGCCATTACAAAGGCGTACCGTAAATTGACCTTTTCACTTTCGGTCATGTCACGGATATTCTTTTGAATACCTTCCGACAATGCGAATGCCTTTAAGTTGGCTTCCGTCATTACAATTCCCAACCCTTTTAGACTTTCTGTTTCGCCCGTAAAGATTGATTTGAGGGCTGTTTCTGCTACGTCTATTCGTATGTTCTTAAAACTTGACAAATCTCCGGCTAACCCGACAAGCGTTTTACTCATTTCTGCTGCCTGACCGGTGTTGATGCCCATGCTTGTAGCCATATCACCGAACAACGCCGCTGCGTCAAGTGCCGCCCCTGAACTGATACCGAAATTGGTTAGACTGTCCTTTGCGAACTCGTGAATAACACCCGATGAAGTCTTAAAGGCAACGTTAACTTTATTCTGGGCTTCCTCTACATTAGAAGCAGCAGCAATGGCTTGTCTTGCCGCTAATAATACCGGAACGGTTATTGCAATAGATAACGCACCGCCAACCATTGTAGCTTTATCACCAAAGTTTTGCAGCTTATCCATCGCCCCGTTCACTTTGGCGTTGAACTTATTGGTTAGTGCATCTATGTCAACAAATAATTTATTATTCATCCTTTACAACCTTGTCGGCAAATATTGTGTAAAATAAGTTCTTCACGTTCTGTATCGGCATACTGTAATTTTCCTTTTCTTGCTGATCGTCAAATTCAGTCGGGTAAAGTACGTGGGCTTCTTTACGGTCGCCCTCCTTAACTAAAAAGTTATGAATCATTGTATAAACGCCCCGGTGCAATAACTTTTCACGGTCAAACTCGCGGGCTACTTTTTTTCTGTGACCCTCTGAAACGTTAAGGGCTTGCCGCCACGTCATTTGATACCAAAATAGCGTAGGAGCAAGCCCAATTTCACCACAAAAGTATGCTTCTAATTCATCGTCGGTTTGACTTTCCCCTTCGTTTTTTTTTGTTGCTTTTCAACGGTACTGACCAAAGAGTTTGCTAATTCTTCAAAAAGTTCAGGTAAATTACTGACCTTTTCTTCAACCTCTGCGGTTATAATATCCTCAAACTCTACCACGTTTAACGCAACTGGCTTGCGGTCTAAGCGGCATTGAACCACATAAGAGCTGTAAGCGTACTCCATCATGAATTCGCTCTGCGTAAATACGTCTAAGTTTCGTACGTCAAACCCCATGCTTTGCACGGAAGCTAACGCCATCCTCATTGACTTGTTGTTCACCGAAAGTGAAAGGGCGTTTTCGCCGTGTTTTAATTCAAATGTCATGCTACTTCGGCAATTGTTGGAAGCGAAACAACTTGTACGTTAAATGAATACTCAACCAATCCGTTATTCGGAGCGGGTAGGGTTGGGGATTCAACAAATCCGGTGAAAGAAAATAGGTTATCACCCGAAACGGTTGATTGTAACTTGAAAGACTTAACACCGCCGTTTGCATCTGAATAATTCAGTAAGTACAAAGAGTAAATGTCATTGTAGTTCAGTGAGTTTAGCCCGGGTGCGTTGTTCTCAATCGCCGTGATGCTTACAGTGTGATCGAGCAACGTTTTAATGTGCTTCTTATGCTTGCCCGTGTCCTTGCTTGTCACCTCAACCTTATCATTGGTTGGAGTTAAGGTTACTGTTACTTCGTCTTGAAATGTTTTCCAAGTAGGAGTACCCGAACCCATGTCGATAGAAAGACGGTAGTTGTTGCCTAAAATGTGGCTCATAATTATTTTTGTTTAATTCGTGATTCAATGTTTAAAACTCGTCGTAAAATGTAGTTCGTGTCGTTTGTGTCCGTGAAACTTGTGCTTCCTGTTACCCGTACATAAATTGGGCTAAAATCGTTATTCTCAACCATGCCTTTTTGATTCGGAGTTGGCGTTAATAATGCTGTTATCTCGTTACAAAGGGCATCTAAGGCAACGTAACTTAATGCGGTGTTACTTACTCGATTTATTACGTCCACGTTAGCCACGTAAGTCCCCGTGAAGGTGTCTTTTGTGTTGCTCGAAGTCATAAACCCGCTCGTAACCTTTGCAAATAAATCAGACGTTTCGCTGTGTGGCTGCTCAATAGAAAAGAGATCACCCGAAACGTTACCATTCAGGATTCTGTAAATTTCAGTAAGCAGATAGAACGTAGCATCTTTCATAACTTATCTAAATCGGCTTCGATGTTGCGTGTCAAAAAGTCAAGTGCCGAATATGCGGCGGGAATAATGTGTGGCCGTGCGGGTAGGTTTACTTGCCTAATCCCACGCCCTTTTAGCTGTTTTGCCATAGTTTCAAATCCTCGCGGAACGTCAACACCGCCACCCGTACCGAACTCCAAATAAGGTGCGTATGTGGCGTTAGCTGTTAACCGTGCCGTGTACCCCGCATTTTCAACGGAGCCTTTTATGTTCTGACGGTGAAAACCGTATTGAACTGGGGCGGAACCCTTCGCCATTGTTTCGGCATATCCCGCCGCTTCTTCAATGTTCTGCTGTGCCACTTGCTTTACGGCTCTTTTATAGGCTTCTGCCTGCTTTCGCCATTCATTAAAATTGGTTAAACCGTTCATCGTGCTGCTGTAATTATTACCTTTTTATCATCTTGGGTGAATAAAACTGACTGAATCGTTAAGCGAAACGAACGGAACTTGATGTAGTAACTTTCGTCAATCACGTAATTAGGATTTTTCCAGAACTCTATCTTGTAGCTTTGGCCGAACTCCTGACGGCTGCCGTTGCTATCCTTGTTCGGGGCTAATTGCGTAATAATTGCGTTTACTGTGTCGTGAATTGTTTCGATTGATTCGATTACGCCACCCGCTGCATCTGTCGCTTTTGCCTTTGAACATATCTGAATTGGTTCACTAAACTTCTCCATCGTCCTTGTATCGTGCTAATGAGCGGTTTAAAATATCGTCCAATCTTGTTTTATCAATGCCTAAAGAAACCGAAAGAACTTGCTGTCCTTTTTGATAAACCACCCCGTCAATACTCGTATTGGTCAAAAAAACCAAATCGGTAATTTCTTTAATTTCTTCGGGAGTTAGTTTAGGCTTAATAGATTTCGACATAATTAAAATGTTTGCGTACTGATTGTTTCGGTGTCATATCGCTTTCAAAACAAGAGGCTACCGAGCGAATCAATAACTCTTTGATATTATTTGAAATAGACTGCTTTGATGTAATGTAACTTAGCTTGACACCGTTGGGAAACTCCCCAACTAAGGTAATGAAACCGCCCGTATCTAACAATGTGAACGAACTTGCATCAATCGCAACGCCTAAAAGGTCTGTTACGGTAACGGTTGTGTTTGCCTTAATTGGAAGAAACGGGAGGGGTTCATCATCACAAAATGTCTGCCAAGACACATTAACACTACGCTCGTCTATTAGTGTTACGTTCTTGAATTGCTCTAACGACTCACGAATAGACGTAATTAATCGAGTTAGTTTAGTGTCGTGAGCATCAAACGTTACGTTTAGATATTGCTTCACGTCCGATAAGCTAACTGGCTCTGCACCGATGGTTTCACCCGACTTCTTTACGATAATTCCGTAGGTCATTTTTTCGCTTTAGTGTTTTTTATTTCGGTAATAAAACCGTCTTTGATAAGTTCGTTTACGTATTCGGCAGGGACGTTCGTTAGAACTGTCCTTACCGCTACGCCTGCAAACTCAATTGCAACTCTATACATATTTTTTACGCTTGTAGTGCGGTAGCCGCCGTTGAAAATGTCCCCTTAACAAACGCACCCAGTTCTGGAGTTTTGATACGTGAAACGGCTCTAAGCGATCCCGCAATTGTGATGAAATCTTTCAAGACATCATCTTCGTTTTGGTCATACGTGTTAATTGTTAACGCTCGGTAATTGAACCATGCAAATTTCGTAAAGTCGGCCATTAGAAAAGTTCCCGGCGTAATGTTATGGTCAGCAATCAAAGGAATGCCGTTAACATCATAACCCGTATTTGAAAGATACAAAGGCATTACGTACTGTCCTGTGCTGTCTTTAATTGTTTTAATTTTCGTCAAGTCTGCTGGACTAATTAAGCAAGCATTAGGCGTATATTTCCCCTTACCAGCTACGATAATTTGCAAATATGCGTGTTCTAAAACATCTCGCATAGTGACACCCGTTAAGGTTCCTATGCCTGCCTGACGAGCAAAAGCACTTGCTTGGTTAATAATACCATTGTGATTCTCGCCTGAATTGTCACCACTAAGTACTTGGGTTCCAACTTGGATTAAGAAATCCTCGCGTAACTCGACAATAGTTTCGTTCAAAGTAAATTCTACATCCTCAATGTTTTCTTTTGAGATTTTAGAATAAGCGGTTGTTTTCTTTGCTGATGCTTGTTCCTTGTCAAACTTGTAAGAAACTTGATTGAACTTGGCTCCTTCGGCAGTTTGACTCACGCCGCCTTCCGAAGCTGTCTTGATAACCCACTTTACGATTTCTGAATTAGTTGTGCCTATTCGGATATAATCTAATATATTGGGTGTTGCTTTTGGGGCTTTGGCAATCCCCGCTTCTACATCTGCAAAAAGGTCCCTCAGCCCAACTGTGGCAGAATAGCCACGTGTCATGTCTGAAACGGCTTTTAACTGAATATCGTCAAACGTCATTCTCATCCCGCTCTTTATTTTTGGGATGTTGTCTTTTGTAAATACTTTATCCGCTAATTGGTTCGCGAATACAGAACCCGTTTGATTCGTGCTTTTGCGACTTAGTTCGATATTGTCTAGCTTGTCCTGCTGCTTAGTTAATAAGTCGGTCAGTTCAATTAACTTATCCTGAGCGGATTTTAATTCTAGGGTGCTGGCTTTTTCTTTAACCATAGAGATAAACTCTAGTTTTTGGGTGTCGATTTGCGACTTGATTCCGTCCGCTTGTTCTTTGATTGCGGCTTTAATTTCAATTAATTCCATTCTTTGCTTTAGATTTTAAATTGTTCGATTAATTCGAGAAATTCTGTCGTCGGCAAAGTGTCTGGTGACGGCTTTGTGAGTTGCTTTATTTGCTCTTGTATATATTCAAATTGCGGTATGATTACCGTCTTAAATGTTTCGTCTGAATACGTGCCACTTGCTAGGGCTTTCGCAAGGTTTTTAAATAATTCGGCGTAATCGGCGGCTGACTTTACGCCTATTACCGGCGTAAACGGGTTAGCTGCATCTACTTGCAAACCTGACCCTTCGACTAGGTACAATTCAGAAAGGATGTTACCCTCAATACTCATTTGTTCTTTTATCTTTCGATAGCCTATTGAGTGTTGGGTTATGATTTTATCTTCGACCATTTTTAAGTAATCTTGCCCTGCTGTCCAGTTCCCCACTTTTCCTTCATAATACAGTCCGTAGTCATCTTCTTTTAATTCCAGAAAATGACCTACGTTTTTATATTTATCGTGGTCTTGGAGAAAACGAATGGATTTTTTGCCGTTCGGGCCACGCTCGGCAATTGTTTTGGCAAATGCCCCTTTCCGCACTACGTCGCCGTCGTAATCTTTTACGTCAAATGCCGACAAATAACCCATTACAATTCCTTGCTTTGTGTCTACGTCCTGAATACTTGACTTGCTACCGTGCGATTTATACAACATATTATTACCCCGTTTTATACAAAGTAACATATTAATATTGCGTAATATTGCGATAATGGAACGGGTTGGCTATATTTGTACTTCACCATTACTTATATGTACCTCAAATGAAATACCACGATGATTATGTATGTCAAGTCAAAGACATATCAAAGCACTTCGGAGTTAGTCCAAACACGGGCAAAAATATGCGAGATAAAACCAAGTTGAGATTTGGCGTAAAGTTTCGTGGGAAAGTGACCATATCGCAGGTGCGAACCGCAAACGGCTTGGATAGCAAGGTGGCGATCTACGGGGAACTATTAGCGAATAACATCCTTGAAATCTGCACGGAGTTGCGAGAGTCAAAAGGGTTGGCTACTCATAATTACATGAGCGTTGCGGATGAGTCGGTATTTTACGAATTGCTTAAGACTTTGTGCGAAAAGCACGAAATATCTGAGCAGGTTATTATCAGGATTCTATCAATACGAAGTGCAGTTTCATCGAATTACCAGGAAGAAATATGAAAATAGGTTACGCGCGTGTTTCTACGCACGAACAAAATCCAGATTTGCAAATTGACGCATTATCAGTTGCGGGTTGTGAACACTTTTATACCGATACCATGTCGGGGGCAACCAAACAACGCCCAAAACTTGACGAACTAAAAAACTTCATCCGTAAAGGTGACACGCTCGTAGTTTGGCGGCTTGACCGATTAGGTCGGAGCATTAAAGACCTGATTGAGTTAAGCGAATGGATGCACACAAAAGGTATCGTTTTTGTAGTATTTCTTACAACGTATGGTGGTATGGTGTCGTAGCGGATTAAATTCACGAACCTATCAAAAAGAACAGAACTTAATAGATAGTAAGAAACTTTGAATAAAAAACAAAACCGCTATGCACTATACCACGTGTTGTGTGTAGTACGGGTAAATAAGCAATAAATATGAAAGATAGAAATATACCTCATAAAGACGACTGGGCTACACCGCCTTACTTTTATGATAAAATAAACAAGGAATTTGATTTTAACTATGACCCTTGCCCGTATCAAAATGATATTGAAAAGCACAATGGTTTAAATGTAGACTGGAAGGAACGAAATTTTATTAACCCTCCTTACAGCAGAAAGTTAAAAGATGCGTTCGTAATTAAGGCAATAGAGGAAAGTAAGAAAGGTAAATTGTGTGTAATGCTCTTGCCTGTAAGTACAAGCACCCAACTATTTCATAAACATATATTGCCGAATAGTGATGAAATAAGGTTTATTGAAAAGAGAATAAAATTTTGTGGCATAAATACTAAAGGGGAATATGTTACGGGCAAATGTGGTATGCACGATAGTATGTTGGTGGTGTTTGATGGAAGACAAAAGTAGTATTACACACAACACCAAGCTATACGCTGTTCGACGTTAGGAGAATTGCTTTATAACGGCTGTTATTAATAAAACCGATTAACGAAAAAAAATGATTGAATTAGGCGACATTGAATTTGTTAAGTTAGATTACCCGAAACAAAGATTAACTTTACCCAAAATATGAAAAGTAAATTTTTATTAAACTATTCAAAAATTGAGCATCATTTCGAATGTCCTTTTAAACGCGAAGATTGTGAATTGAATGCTTTGGGGTGGAAAATGAATTACAATTATTTTAAACTTATCGAAAAAAATTTCCAAGACCTCCCGCTGCTTTTAGTTGGCGAACGCGTACTTGTGAGTTTCATTGCTTTTACCATCGAAAGTAGAACTCTCGACCTTGATAATGACGGATTAATGATTTACCGACTAAGATATACAGCCCAATAACAAAACAAACTATGACAGATATCACAAAAGACCAATACTTAGCTGCCTTAGATATTGTTGAAAGGTATCATCAGAATCTTTATAAAGAACGAAACCTTATAGCTAGTAAGGAAGAGCGATTTGTAAAAAAGGGGGATTTGGTTGAGTATAGACCATATAACGAGCATGCCCCAACAGCGAAAACTTTTATAGTTGGGGAAAGGTATATTGTCAGAAGTTGGAGAGAAAACAACCTGAGGCTTAGTGTAAAGAATGAAAATGGGCATTCGGTAAGTATGTCAAAATCAGATTTTATTTGAATAACAAACGATTAACTTCGCTCGATTCCTAATGCTTCGGCCGACCTTCGCGTAACATAGCTATGAGTGCAACGGCAGTTTATCACTTCGCTCGCACCGCCGCTAGGGTCGTGCGGGTATTTCATTGTCACATCGCCAACCTTGAACACTTCACCTTTCTTTACATACTTCCCATTTAACGGTCTGTGGTTCTCTCTGTAATTGCCAATTGCGGAATGATGCCAAACGGTTAATAATTCTAATTGACTGTCCTTAGCGGCTTGTTCTATGCCAATACTCGCCGCTCTGCCGACTTCTGTTCGTGCAATGGTTAACGCTCTGGACTTTGTGAAGATAACCTTCTCCGCATTGAATAATTTCGCAATGTCGCGGGGAGCCATCCGTTCGGCTGCTGCCTTAACGAGTAACGCCCGAATCATTGTTTTCGTATTTTCAGTTACTCGCGTAATTAATGAAGCAATTTCCAGAGTCGAAGTAGCATTAACCACAATTTGCCGCCAAATCAAACTAAAAAAATCGACATTGGGCGTATCTTTATCTTTGTATTGCTCTAACCTATTTTTTTGATCTTGATAAAAAAACAGTCCAACTTTTAAATAAATCTCCTCAAACAGCTTTTGAAAGTCCTCCCGCTGTATTTCGTTTAGTCTGTTTTCGGCTGCTGCGGGGGCTTCGTTAACGGCAATTGTCTTGTAACGAATTAAGGTATTATAAAGGTAAGCACGAACCATTCTGTAAGTTTGGGCTTCGCTCTTTTCTTTCATCTTCTCATAGTGCAATCGTAACTCCTCAACTGTTTCCATAATCAAAATTTAAGGGGGTTACTGGCTCTATTGCATCTTCAAACGAATCGCCCTCACTTACATCGCCATAGTCAAACCATTGCCGTTTTTCTCTGCGGGTCAGAAAGTCGATGTCTTTCATTTTCGCCATTTCTTCGACCTTATCAAGGGCTAATTCGTCGTAAATGGTTTTATCGAAACAGAACTTTAGCCCGGTTTGTGGCCTAATGATCTCCTCCGATAATATTTCTTCTTGCTTGTTAAGAAAAGGAAACACCCCAAGGTGTAACGCTCTACGTCCGTTCTCCTTACCGTTATTGTATGTGCTGGATGACGATTCGTTAAAAACAACTTCGGGCGGTAACATGAATACCGCCGCTAATATTTCGCGAATATCCTTCTTGACTTCTAGCGTGATACTTTCCCCAATCGGATTTGCTAAGTTAATATGTCCTAATTCCTGAGCAACGAGTGCGGCTCGATGTTCGTCTTTCTTCCATAGGGCTGACCTGATTCCGTCACGCATCTTTTGCAAAAGCGTGTTATCGTTACTGGCTTCGATTTGGGCATCTGCGTTTTTCGGGAAGAGCAAATGTGCGGAATCTCCCGTCTTAAAAGCTGAATGCTCTCGCTCTAATGCTGCGATGTAGGTTTGAAGGTCGGCATAGCATACTTGAACTTTTGACGTTCCGTACAGGTGCGAACCCATCTTGTTGTAATTTGTGCTAAACGAACGCAAAGCGTGACAGTCTTTTGGGTCAAACTTTTGGGTGAATAACCCATCGTATTGATATGCCTTAACGGGGTCCTGTGGGCTCCCACCTTCGATGGTGATTTGGTGAGTTGGTAAGGAATATAACGCAGCGACTTGACCATCTACCTTTTGTGTATTAATCAGGTTAAAACCCGAAATATCGTAAAAAGCAGATAAGCTGTAAATAAATTCTCCGAACGATTGCATTTCGTTCGGCTTAGTAAGCAGTCGTTTTGTTCGATAATAAGGGGATGTAACGGTTATGTCGTCTAGGTAAATCTCTTCGACTCCCTTTTCTTTTGCTTTTTTGAGTAGCTTAGTTTCATAGGTATCTTTTGCAAAACCATTAAACTTCTGAAAGTCTTTTGCGGCTTCTTGGTCTTTTACCTTGTATAACATGGGTTTGGCCTGACTCGCTTTCTCTGCCTTGTAATTCATCAGGGCAAATAGAATGGAGTTGACTTGATACAAATCTGCGTACTTGTGTAGGGGTGCAGAATGTTGAAGGCTTACGTTCTTTACGTAATCGTAAATAATTTTGTTATAATTGGATTCCATTGCGTTCAAATTAAGAACGCAGCATTAACGGGTCTTGGCAGGACAAATGTACGAAAAAAAATAGTGTTTATGCAACTTCCCACGATAAGCTGGGTTTTATCTCGAACCAGTAACGCATCATGACCATATCGGAGTAATCGGGGGAACGCCCTAACTGCTCTTTTACGTCCTCTTTGCTCATTATTTCAAGTTTCCCGTCCTTGTCCATATTCTTTTGCTTGACGTATTGAAGTTCTTCTATTAGTTTTTCTTTGGCTACGCCGTCAATGCCGAAATAAATCAAGTTATTATTAATCAAATCGCTTATTCCATAATAGCATTGAGTTTTTAAGTTACGGTAATTTTGCTCTACTGTGCCAATTTTCAATGCCCTAGACCCGTTCACAAACCCTTTACATTTCATGAAGTCTACGACCCCGCCACCTACGCCATCTTCATCTACGATTATATTTGATAATGGGATTTGGTATTGTGTCCGCAATCTTTCTAACTCTTCTTTGACTTCATCTAACCCACTTTTGTCAATGGTCACAATCTTAAATAATCGAAGTCCAGACCAAACGCCAATAACCGTCTTATCTCCACCAAATCGGGCGATGTCGGCAACAATATACTTTGTGCCTGAATCGACAAAAGCGTTTGTGAAAGTGTTTAATATATTTTCGTATGGAATTAATATTGCTGGGTCATCGTCGTATTCCCAATTTCCAAAAAGCAAACGTTGTTTCTCGCTTTCGCTTAGTATCAATTTGAGGTTGTCAATATATCCCTGCGGCAATTTTTTATTATCCTCTGGAAGGGCTTGAACAAACTTCCTAAAAATGGGTAATTCGTCTTTTTTGTTTGGTAAGTAAAATTGATTGTAAAGATAGTTCTTCATCGGATTGCAAGTTTGAAGAACCTTTCCTTTCAAATTAAATACATCATTCTTCCATCGACCAACCGAAGCTAAGAGATTATTCTTTGCTGATAACTCAAATTCTCCCGCTTCTTCTATCCATCCACGAGTCATTTGCATAGAGCCAAAACGTGCATAAAGCGGGTCTGATGGCATATGTTTAGCATCGAGAAGAAAAACCTTAGAGCCGTTGTAAAGTTCAAAATAATTATCCTGACCTTGATAGTTGTAATACTTTGCCCCTATCCCCAAGTTTTTTAAAACTTCGTGAATTGATGGAATGGTAAATTTTCTTAAATCGTTTAGTTTTTTACGGGCAATAAAGTACATCGTTTCTGGGTAAATGAGAGCATCCCCGAATATAAGCGAACACCCAAGATACGACTTACCAGAACCTTTACTGCCTCCGTAGGCAATTTCCATTGTTTCGTCATCGAGCCAATATTTTGCGGCAAGTTTTTGCTTTTCGTTTTTGTGGCTATCAAATTCAACTATCATTTTATTACCATTCCGGTTATCGGCTTAATCTCTACCGACCCTGAATGTTCAGTCTTGTTTGCCGTTAATCGGCTATGTTCATCAGGGGTAGCTATTATCTTAAAGAGGGCTATTTGTAACGTAGCATTATCACCTTTTTGCCATCGTGACAAAAGATTTTGCTTGGTTATTATTTTATTATCTTCTAAGGCTTTTAATACCCTGTCCGACTTGTTCAAGTCAAGTTCATAAAACGTTGTTTTCCCGATGCCTTTGTAGAACGAAAATATCATTTCTAAAGTAAATAAATTATTCGCTTCTATACATCTTACAATCGCTTCTTCATGTATTTCTGGGTCTTTTTTCATATTATTCAAAAGAATTAATACCGTTAAAATATTCTCTATAAAATTGGACAAGGTCTAAGGCTACTGTAATCGTTCTTTGTTCGTGGCTTTTACTTCTTTGCTTCGGGTTTACTTCGTTCTCCGTTTAACTTATTCCCTCACGAAGATTCTGACTTTCCCCACATGTTTTACATTGTAATATAACGTAATATAGCGATTTTAAGTTTCAGATAAATTTGCTTGATTCTTTCAATCCGTTCTCCAACTCAAAAACGATTATCATTCCTTTGATTGGGAACTTCTTAGCGGAGTAGAGTGAATTCAAGAAACTTTCTCTGGATTTGTACCCGCACATCTCTGACACCTTCGTATCAGTCCATTCGTAGTGGACTTTCATACGGTCATAGCGTTCTTTCCAGGTCATAATATTAAAAATTAAAGTCAACATCAAAGTGTGCATCTGATTCAAAGACGACCTTGCCGAACTCCGAAAGATTATCTATCCAGACCATAGGGTCTTTGTCTGTATCGAACAGACTTTCTTCGATGTCGTCATTCCAAGAATCAGGAACCACAATTACGTCTATATTTTCAAGTAACTCGTCTTTAGACATTGTTACCCTGAACTCGTCGTAACCGAAGTCTTTGCCTGCATCGGCATCTTTACAGTCGTACAGACCGCTATACTCTTTCGAGTATAGAACGATAGCGAAATCGCCTGCTGCTATTAGCTTGCGGCTGAATGATGTTGAAAAGCAATATTCAGCTTCTTCGCTTCTGAATATATTGCCACCAGAAACCTTACGAAAAAGTGGAGTTGTTTTTTGCTCTTGCTTTAGGTCGTTTCCAAATCCGCTCATGGTAGTATTGATTAGCGTTCGGGCTGTGTTGCCCTTATTGCTTATACAAATATAGAAAAAGAAACATATATGTTACAACCATATGTGATGAACGGCAAATCTCGATGGGTGAGTGGTTAGTCAGGAGGGAGATTCTGTGAATTTGTCCATTTTATTTTTGCTTAGTTTGTTTTGACCAACGTTCGACCGGCCACCCAAGTTCTTTTGATTCATTTACGAAGTTGACAACCTCTGATTGAGTCATTAGCGTTATAATGAATTTGGGTCTTTCGGTTCTTCGCCACAATGTTGTCGTCAATCTTTTGAGGTAATAATTGCACGTGAGCCTTTTGATTACAATATAGGTTGAATCTTTCAGGTCCATGATTGCATTTTTTGATTTAATCCTACGGCAGGTTGACCGTAGGATTTGATGAATTACGCTATACTGGTATTGAAAAGCAAATCTAAAACCTTAATTGGGTAGAGTTTCACCCGTCCGAATCGGGGGTCGGGGATTGTGTCCATTTCGTAACCGTTCGCCTTGCAAATATTTGATGCTTTGCGACCGAGTTCAGCGGCTCGTTTCAATCCCACTTGAATTCCTTTCAGCGAACCATACCCGGCTATTGTGAAGTATTCTGGCCTTGTCGTTATTCTTGCTTCAACTTGTTTTAGCCGACTATCGAACTCGATTTGTTGCAACCGCATTAATATGATGGGGTCTTGGGGAAGTTGGGCTTGTGTCTTCATGCTTGCCCAGTCGTCGATTATCATCATCCGCAGTTTGATAGAGTAACCTGACGCAAGACAAAGCGATAAGCGTTCGTTTAGTAAGACTTCGGCGGTCATGCCGTTAGGTAACGCAACTACTTGATAATCAATAGGATTCAAATCTGAATCCCCTAATTCGTCCATCATTGTGCGAATATCACGAAGGACATTCGAGTGTAACTTTCCAGTCCTTTCGGCGATTAGCTTACTAGACATCATTTTTTCAGAATCAAATGATAAAACACGGAATGTCTTTGTGAAGGTTAAAATATACCCCGCCAAAAGCAGGGATATTCTCTACCCTAAATAATAAACTATGAATCTTTTTTTTGGTTGAAAATATACCCCGACATAATCGGGGTAATTAAATTAATCTTTTCAACCAAAACAGAGTTGCGGGGGAAGGATTCGAACCTCCGACCTTTGGGTTATGAGCCCAACGAACTGCCAACTGTTCTACCCCGCGATATTAAATTATGTTGTTGTATAAAAAACAAAGATTTGAGCACCACCTCAATTACCTTATTATCAATTAGTTATCTGCTAAAGAATCAATGGTAAGTGCTTGTTTGAGCACTGATGTAAATAACCTTTTCGCAATTGAAATAAATTCGGCGACTGATACCCCAATCGCCTAATTTACGTAGTCCGTGTGGTGGACAAATCCTTTTTTTCGATTACGTCGCTTCGGGTGCTGGACTCGAACCAGCGACAAACAACAGGCTCTCACCAACTGAGCTACCCCGAATACCAAACAGCAACGTTGCTGTCTCGCTTACAATATTACGCATAATATCGCAATAACCTGCAATAATGCGATATTAAATGTAAAAATATTATTCGTCTTGGTCCTCTACTTTTTTAATCAAGGCTTTCAATTTCTCCTTAATTTCGTCGTAGTGCTTCTCTTGCACCCGGACTGCAATCGTCTTGGTGGGGGCTTTTTTCGGCTGTCCTGAGCCTTTTCGTCGCCCCCCGTGCGTTGAGTTATTCTTCATGCTTAGTTGGCTTCAACGTTCCATTTGGCACAAAAAAAGTACTGCCGTTAGGACCGACAGCCCCTTTAATGTTACAATCCAGATCCATTTTCAAAGGCCTTGTGCCCTTTCTCCGTAATTTTTCATATTTTATTGTGTATTTTATTGTAACCGTTGCGTATTTTTTACGTAACTTTGGCATTAACAAATTATTACAAATAAATACACAATTATGGCAGGACGTGGTGATGCAAACCAAAAGAGGGAGTTAATGAGAGCGTTGAGGGATAAACTACCCACTTCGTATGGCTGGGCTGTCGATGTTGCTAAGATTCACGGTGCGGGAATTTCTAGCAACAGCATTAATGCTATGTGCAGCGGGAATAGGTATCCTACAGATAGGGCGATTGAATCTCTTCGGGAATACGTAGAATTAGTAACAAGTACAAAATTAGTAATAACCGAGGTGACGGTTACATGACGGTAGTATGACGGTCAAGGCTTTAGACCGTCGTGGTTGTAACTTACTTATTATTAGTTAGTTATATATCTATTTTCTTGTAAAAGGACGGTAAGACGGTCTATTTAGGGTTACAGAGAAAATAAAACACAAAAGATAAAACAAAAAAAAATAACTGCGAATAAGGGAGGGGTTGACCGTCATTAGGCTTTTTCCTTCATAACTCGCTAATAACAAGGTTTTTAACAACATGACGGTCAGACGGTCAACCGTCATTTATTCGTCATTCAAACGTCTTTTTTATGAATATTACCATTTTCAAAAATATATTGGCTACTTCGGCGGGGTTTGACCGTCATGTGGCAACGGCAGTTGAGCGAATCCGGAGCGGTCACAGTCATATTGCAATTGAGCAGATAAGAAAAGAGCAGGATAAGGAGAAGCGAAACAATCTAAAAAAGATGCTCCCGTCTATTTGCTTTAGCGGAACGTTCAAAAATAGATCGGCTTCGGGGTTGAAAGTTCACAGCGGATTAATCTGTCTGGACTTCGATAAGATACCTAATAACGAAGAGTTGAAAGCTGTACGCGATTCGCTTGAAGCAGACCAACACACGATGTTATTATTTTCTTCACCCTCCGGTAATGGCTTCAAGTGCATCGTTCGCATCCCGGCTGATACTAACACACACAAACGTTTTTTTGACGGATTGAAAGACTATTACAATTCGCCTTATTTTGACATCAGTACCTCAGACGTTTCACGGGTTTGTTTTGAAAGCAGCGACCCAGACATTTACGTGAATTACGAATCGAAGTTGTTTGATAACCTTCCAGAACCTGAATTGCAAGATTTAGGTACTATCGAAGTAATTATTCCCGAAACTTCTCATTACGCGATTATCGAAAATCTGCGTAAGTGGTGGGAGCGTAAATTTGGTTTTGTTCCGGGAAAACGAAACGACAACCTTATTAAGTTGGCATTTGCGTTCAATGAATTTGGTATTCCAAAGGCCGATGCCGATGAGTTTTTTGCACAGTTCGTGAGTGGAACGTTTACTCGAAGTGAAGTGGATACAATTGTCAAATCTGCTTATTCTCGCGAAGCTGACCACAATACGAAACAATTCGAGAACAAGACCATTCGGGAACGCATTCAAAAAGATATTGTGAATGGCAAAAACTCCCGCCAAATCAGTCGCAAATATAAAAACATCGAAGGTATTGACGATGCTATTGAAGAAATCAAAGATACTCTCAGTGTTGATGAATTTTGGAGTATCGACAAGAACGGAAGATACCATCTTGTGCATCACAAATTCAAAGCTTACTTGCAATCGAATCAGATATTCAAGTATTACCCCAATGAAACATCTTTTGTATTTGTAAAAATTGTCGAAAATAAAGTTTCAATTCTCAAAGAAGAGCAGATTAAAGACTTTGTTTTGAACGACCTGCACACCCGCGATAATATCGGTTTTCAGCCTTACGAATTAATGGCGGGGGCAACGAAATACTTCAAAGGTGACTACCTAAGTTTCTTGGATAATGTTGATTTGAACCTAAAATCTGACACGCAGGAATTTTGTTATCTGTACTATCAAAATTGTGTCCTCGAAATATCTAAGAAAACCGTCAAACGAATCGAGTACATTGACTTAGACGGCTACGTTTGGGAGAAGCAAATAATTGACCGCCCTTTTGAATTAGCAGACTACAAAAATGGTATGTATCGAAAGTTCATATTCTTAGTAGCGAATAAAGAAAAAGAGCGTTACGAGTCGATTAAATCAGTATTGGGTTATCTGATGCATTCTTTTAAGACCAGTGCTGACAACAAAGCTATTGTTTTCAACGACGAGGTAATTAGTGAAAATCCAAACGGCGGCAGCGGCAAGGGCTTAATTGTTCAGGGGCTAACAAAGGTAAAAAAGGTGGGGGTTTTGGACGGGAAGCAATTTGACTTTGATAAGTCATTTACCTATCAGACCGTTGATATTGATACGCAAGTTTTAGTCTACGACGATGTAAAAAAGAACTTCGATTTTGAACGTTTGTTTTCGGTCATTACTGAGGGGATTACAATTGAGCGAAAGAACAAAGATGCAACCCGCTTGGGCATTGCTAAATCACCCAAAGTACTAATCACTACCAACTATACTATCGGGGGCGTAGGCGGCTCGTTTGAGCGTCGAAAATTCGAGGTTGAACTAAGTAGCTATTTTGGTTCACACCACTCGCCGATTGACGAATTTGGTTGTATGCTTTTCGACGATTGGTCTAGCGATGAATGGTTGTATTTTGACAATTTCATGATCCAATGTTTGCAGTACTTTTTGAGCTACGGACTTAGCCAAACTAACTACAAAAATCTACATACTCGAAAATTTATCAAGGAAACATCTTTTGAGTTTTTTGAGTGGACAAATGACGAACCACTTACTCAAAATGCACGCACGTACAATAAGGTATGTTTTGAAGGATTTTCGGAGGAATACCCTGACGTAAAAAAGTGGTTAACGAATAAGAAGTTTTCGCTTTGGATAGAGGGATATGCGAGGTTCCACAAACTCGAACTCCAGAGGGGCAAAGACTCCGTAGGTAGATTTTTCACGATTAAAAATATAGAAACCGAAGTACCATTTTAAATTATGACACTACAATTCAGAGAATATCAAAAAGACATCGCCGAACGAGCAGCTTACAAAATCATTGAGAAAGGGATGGTCTATCTAGCGATGCAAGTAAGAACGGGCAAAACCCTTACCGCTCTTCTTACTTGCGAGTTGCTTGAGAAGAAGTCGGTATTATTCATTACAAAAAAGAAAGCTATTAGTTCGGTGCAGTACGATTACGCACTAATGACCCCCGCATTCAGTATCGAGGTAATTAACTATGAATCTTTGCACAAAGTAGAAGGCAATTTTGATATAGTAATTTGTGACGAACACCACAGAAACGGTGCGTTCCCGAAACCGAACGTTTCAGCGGTCGAGATTAAGAAGCGGTGGGCCCACTTGCCGCAAATATATCTATCCGGTACGCCAACGCCCGAAAGTTTCAGTCAATTCTATCACCAGTTTTGGGTGTCGAATTTCAGTCCATTCGCTGATTACAAGACGTTTTATAAGTGGGCAAAAGATTTCGTCAACATCACAAAAAAGAATTTCGGCTACGGAGATGTAAGTGATTACTCCCAAGCTGATGAACAAAAAATCAATCGCTTTCTGGAAGGGTACATAATTGATTTTACGCAGGAAGAGGCGGGGTTCAAGTCGAAGGTTACAGAAAAAGTGATTGAAGTTCAAATGAAACCGTTCACGTATGCCATCGCAAAAGACTTGGCAACGCACGGTATTTATCGGGGGAAAACTGACACAATCTTGGCAGATACCGCCGTGAAGCAACAAAGCAAAATTCAACAAGTTTTTTCAGGAACGTGTATCGGTGAAAGTGGTAATGCTATCATTTTTGACCTTACAAAAGCTGAATACATAGCTAACAATTTTCCTAAAAAACGTCTGGGGATTTTTTATAAATTCAAAGCTGAACTTGATGCCCTCAAGCAGGTATTAGGCTACAAGTTGACTACTGAATTAGATGCCTTCAACATGGAGGGGTTTCAGTATATCGCCTTGCAAATCCAAGCAGGGCGGGAAGGAATAAGCTTACGTCAGGCTGATTATTTGGTGTACTATAACATAGACCACTCAGCGGTTAGCTATTGGCAAAGTCGTGACAGACTGACAACCAAAGAACGCACCGAAAATACTGTTTTTTGGCTGTTTGCGAAAGGTGGTATTGAGTCGAAAATATACAATCAAGTAATGAAAAAAAAGAACTACACACTAACACATTTCAAAAATGATTTCGGAACAAAAAATACAAAGCAAAATAATCAAACGATACGAGAAGCTAGGTTGGTACGTGCTGAAAATCTCCAAAGCTAACAAAAACGGTGTGCCTGACTTGATTTGCCTAAAACCGAACGATGTTCTTTTTATTGAGGTCAAAAAGCCTACTGGCGTACTTAGCAAGATTCAAGAATATAGAATAGATGAATTATCAAAATTAAATTTCAACGTTTTAATCTCAACAGAATGACACCACCCGAACTAAGGAAGTTACTAAAAGATATGAACCTAACACAGGCCGCACTAACTGATTTTTTGATATAAAATAAGTTTTACGTGTACACTAATCAGCAATACTCACAACCAATTATATCAAAACTCCTCAGGGCTGACTTTCTTACTGAAAGATTTAGGAATCACGTTCGGGTTGCATTGCAGCAGTACGTTGACCTTTTATAAAAATTAACAAACGAAATATGAAAACATACAAAGTAGCCTATTCAATTAAATATTTCGGGAACCGTGAGGTCATAAGCGAATCTTACGAGTGCGACGGGTTAAGTATGTCAGAGGTGAAAAATACGTTTTTCATTGATGCGAAGTACTACCTCGTACAAGATAATAGACATCAGAATATCGAATCTATCACATTTTTAAAAATTCAAGGAGCATGAATGAAATATTAACACTAATAGGGCTTGTTATCGGCTGTTTCGCCCTGCTAAAATACTTGCCGAAATGGTTCAAAAATATAGACCTAAACAACAAAATTGGAAAGCGATGAATAACGGATGGGTATAAGAGCCGTTTTTTCAATGGCTTTTATACCGTGTTAGCAGTAGTACGGTAATTAACCACAAATGCCCATTCGGAGAACAGAACCTTTTTCTTTTCTTTTTTGAGCGATGGCAAAAATATTAAAAATTAAAATATGACAATAGATTTAAGATACGGAGATACAATAGAACAAATGAAGTTGATACCTGATAAAAGTATTGACTTTATTTGTTGTGATTTACCTTATGGAACTACTGCCTGTGCTTGGGATATAATTATACCAATTGAACAATTATGGGAAGAATATAAACGAATTTTAGTAAAAAACGGCACTGTTGTTTTAACAAGTACAGAACCCTTTACAAGTGTTTTGAATTGCTCAAATCTAAAATGGTTCAAATATAATTTTATTTGGAATAAATTAAATGCAACAGGACACTTAAACGCAAAAGCAAGACCATTAAAGCAACACGAAAATATTAGTGTGTTTAGTGAGGGTTCAGCAACAAGTACGTGTTTGACTATGTGTTACAATCCACAAGGATTAATAGATGTTGATATTGATAAGGTTAATTCTGAAACTAAAACAACAGGGCAAAGAAAGTGTAGAGAAAAAGGTAAAATTTGGAAACAAACTAAAAGTGGTTATCCAAAAAGTATTTTAACTTTCAAATATGATAAAGAAAAACTACACCCAACCCAAAAACCTATTGAATTAATGGAATACTTAATTAATACATACACCAACGAAAACGAAACGGTTTTAGATAATACATTCGGAAGTTGTACAACAGGAATAGCCTGTATAAACACAAACAGAAACTTTATAGGAATTGAAAACAACAAAGAGTATTTTAATATTTCTTTAAAGAGGGTGGAAGAAAAAAGAAAAGAAAAAGAATTTACAGTAGTAACTTCATTTGGAGAACAAATGTAGTATTACTGCTAACGGAAATAATATAATTTCGTGCTTTTTAGCATGAATTATATTTAGTGTTGTATGTCTGGTGCGACTTTAAAGCACAAAAGTTTCAATTAATAACAAAACAAATAATTAAATATTTTAAGCGATGGAAAAAAATAATTTTAGATTCTGGAATAAAACAAAACGCCAATTTACAGACACTTATACTATGAAGTTTTTAAAAAACGGGGACATAAGCAACCAAAATAGTGAGATAGATATAAGTCAATGTTCTGGATTAAGAGATACAAGAAATGTATATATCTTTGAAGGAGATATAATATTAGATTTTAGGAAACACTCATCTGTTTTGCAATTTTGGCATTGCAGTTTTAATAATGGTTCTTTTATCTTTAAGAACGGTACAAAAGTAATGCAAGATGTAGATACAACAAGTTTTGAAGTCGTTGGAAATATATACCAAAATAAAGAAAAACACAAAGATATTAATTATTATATGAATTATTAAATTATTAAATTATGAAAACAGCAGTGGAATATATAGAGGAACAATTAGAAGCATCTTATAAAGATGCTTTTAATGACTTATTCGAGGTGATATTAGTGGCAAAACAAATGGAGAAAAAACAAATGGAAAGTTCTATTGAAGATGGTTATGCAGGGTGTTGTAATAAAAAGATAAAAGTTAAATTGAAAGGTAACTTTTTGGAGAAACAATAAAACATATTTTTTATAACGACCTTGATATATTGACTGAAAAATTAAAACGGCTTATAAAAGTAAAAATTAATTTATTTTAAAAAAAGCGTTGGCAAAAATATTTAATTATGGTATTTGAAATACAAACTTTCAATTTAGCACAGATTAAGCACTTGCATACAACACCAAGCTATCCGGCGTTCGCAGAATGGCGTTATAGCGGCTGTTATCTTATGTTTCGCCCTGCTGAAATCAAATAAGTATTCAAAAACATAGACCTTAAAACAAAATAAAGAAATGACAGACGACAAGACTACCGCATGGCAAATGATGAATTTGCAAGAAACGCAGAACGCCATTGAAAACAAAATTTTCATGGAGCATAAGGCCAAAAACCGCAAAGCGATGGAAACGGGAACGGACAAGATTATAAAAATGGTATCACAACTCACCAAGTATAACGATTTTCCCGACCACGCACTTGATGATTTTCGTAAATACAAACAACATACGGAACGAATCCACCGTCATTTTGAAACGTACCTATTGAACGATGCAAGAGAAAAAAGGGAAGTGCTGAAAGCGGTAAAAGATATGTGTTCGGGCGTTAGCTTTCAAGTGATACATAGCGAAGAACACAAAGCAAATGAACATTTGGAAATGTCAACTTTTGACGAAATGAGGGAAATTACTTTCACTGTTCAACGCTTGTTTTTTGCCCTAATGGATTTACGAAGTTGCGATGAACAACCTAAACTCAAATTTCAGGCAGGATTTGACAAATTATTGAAAGCGAATAAATTATAGTGACTTTTTTTGTTCAAAAACTATTTCATAAATAATTGTAATAGTTACGTATTTATTAGTATATTTGTAACACAATCAAACACCAGAACAATGAACAGAACAGCACTTTATTTACTCGCACTTTGTGAGTCCGAAATCTTTCATAGCGGTTTAGACCTTATCGCTATGATTCACAAAAATAAGGTTCACGTTTTTCACAACATCAACCACGAAAACCGGGTGTTAGAACCTGAAACCGTTAATAGCTTTCAAGACGTGATTGACTTCATGGATAAGGCGAACAACGAACTGTCTTCTATTCCAGACCGCGAAGGCGAAGCGGTTGACAATCGCCGCAAAGAATCAAGAGAACTTCAATTAGCATAACAAAAAACGCCCCGCGAGCAGAACAATGCAAGCGGGGCTTAACCAAAACAGAACAATGACAAAGATACAAGAAAACATCGAAGAAACAATCACTCGCATTAAGTCGGCCGCCGCTGCTGCCATAGAAAACAATAAAATTGAAACACTAAAGGACAAGATCAATGGCATTACGCAAACGTTCAAAGAGTCGCTGTTGAGCGGCAACTTCACATTCACCAAAGATGATAAGCAGACGGTAATATTAACCGTTCTTGGCTACCAATTTGAAGTGTGGATAGCTAACGGAGGGGCTGAGATACGCCGCGAAGTTTTCGGAGGGCAATCGTTCATGGCGATTGAATTGAACGACTCAGAGCAAGTGATTCTACGGGCCTTGATAATGCCCTTTGTTCAAGCGAAAAAGAAGTGCAACAACTGCTCAACCTGCTGTTGCTCATGAAAAACCTAAAAACATACATAATAGCAATGTGCTACGGCTTCGCGTTAATCGCGTTCTGGTGCTTTTGTTAATCAAATAATTTTCAATTAATAATCAATAACACAATGAACGAAGGATTAAACAGAACCGGTACAATCAAGGATATCATGCCCGTCGAAAGTGGACAAAAAAAAGATGGCTCTGGTGAATGGCAAAAAATCATCTTTACCCTCGAAACGACGGAAGCGTACACCAATAAATATGCTTTTGAAATCTTCGGAGCAGAGAAGGTAGAAGCCTTCAAAAAGTACAACAAAGTAGGCGGCGAAGTTAAAGTAGACTTCAATATTTCGATGAACGAATACAACGGCAAATTCTACATTACCCTTGCCGCTTGGAAGGTATTCAAAGCTGAGTCGGAGGGAGTAACACAAGCACCATCGCAGAAACGTACCATGGCTGATTCGATGGAAGACAACAAAGAAGATTTACCATTTTAACAAACGCCCCGAAAGGGGCTTAACCAACCAGAACAAATGACCGAAAAAAAGAACGAGACGTGGAGCATTTTGTCAATAATAAACTGCAATCACAAAGTAAAACAAAAAGGCAAACTCAATTATCTCTCATGGATTTGGGCCTGGGGAATTGTTAAAGAAAAGTTTCCAGAAGCGTCTTATAAGACCATTTATTTCGGAGAGAAGCCGTACTTATACGATAAAGACTTAGGCTACTTAGTTTCAACCGAAGTTACCATAAACGGAGAAACGCTGCCTATGCACTTGCCCGTTACCGATGGAGCTAATAAGTCTCAAAAAAATGTTACGTACACTTACGAGACAAAGTTTGGGGCAAAGGAGTGCGAAGCGGCTTCTATGTTTGACATAAACACAGCAATAATGCGTTGCTTAACCAAAAATTTAGCACTCTTTGGTTTAGGTCACTACATTTATGCGGGAGAAGATTTGCCGCAATCTCCACCTGCGGAGCCACAATCTAAGCCAGTATTGTCCCCTGATGAGCCAGAAAGATGGGCTAAAGCTATTGAAGCATTGAGTACCGGAGCAGTAACCACAGGCTTTATTTCAGACAAGTACAAAGTAACTGTCCAACACCTTAAAGAGTTACAGGATGCAAGTATTTAATATGCCCCAGCGTAGCGAGGAGTGGCGTAAAGTAAAGCACGGAATGGTATCAGGAACGAGTTTCAAGCGGTTAATATCATCCGCTTGGCTCTCGCTCCAAGACCAAATAGTCGCGGAAAGGTTTAGTAGTTTTACGCTTCCCGAAGGGTTCTCCAACGATGCAATGCAACGAGGGATAGATTACGAACAGCACGTAGTTGAATTGTACGAAAGGTTAAACTTTCGAGAAGTACACCAAGCGGGTTTTTGTGTTTCAGATATTTACAAATTTCTAGGATACTCACCTGACGGTTTTGTTGGTTTTGACGGTGGAATCGAAATTAAATGCCCGAATACTTCTAACCATGTTCAATATATTCGACACGACAAAATACCGTCCGAATATTTGCCACAAATCACCACAGCATTTGTGGTTAACGAAGATTTAGAATGGATGGATTTCATCAGTTTCGATGATCGTTTCAAGCCGCTTCCAATGTGGGTTAAGCGAATTGAGCGAAAAGAACTAAAAAACTATGATGCTACTATTGCATCCGTCGAAAAGTTCGGCGATTCACTTCAAAATGAATTAGACAAGTACAGTAAACAAATACAATCATGAAAAACGAAAACGGAGAAGAAGAGTTCTACGACACCGCAACGGACCTGCAACACTTGGCATTTTTGTCATTTCTGGTGTTTATGCTCCTCCTGATTGGAGGCGTAGTTCTGCAAGTGGCGGGGTTTTTTGACTGGCTAGATGCGTTCTAACGAATATGAATATGTGCCGTTTGAGGTACGAAACGGATTAAATCAAATACAAAATGAAACAAACATTAAGAGAAAGATTAGAAAGTGAAATAGGTAAAATTGATGCAAGATGTGAACAATTACTAAAACACTTTAGAGAATATAAAGAAGAAAACCAATTAGAAGAAGCTATAAAAAGCGATATAAAATGGAGACAGTTAAGAATGATTTCTCAGTCTCTAAAAAAGCTATTGGTTTAGCATTACCCATAACGCTTCGGGTATGGTTAGTTGAAAACCAACGCTCCCCCCAATTCACGAAATAACAAATATGATTAAAAATTCAGAAATTATGATAAGCGAAAAAGAATATAAAGAAGCAAAAAGGGTAGTAGATAATTACAATAAACAGCAATTAAATATACCCCTTACTATGATTAGTTTAAGCGATTTAAGAGAAAAGTATAATAAATGCTATGACGAAATGATACGTTGTAAAAAGGGCAAAATGATGGTATGGTACTACGCTGAAAAAAAGAAGCTAACTGAATTACGAAACGAATTAAATAAACGTAAAACAAATTAGCACCTTACAGAAGTAATGAAAGTAACATAATAAAGATTATATGTTACCTTAAACGTTTAAAGTAACATAAGAATCAAAATACTTTGGAATGCGGCAGGCTATGCGTCGTGAGGCACGAATGGCCTCACCGCTCCCACCAATTCACAAAAGTTGAATCGTCTTTGAATATTTTTTTTCTGATTATCAACAAATCAACCTTATCCATATCTACTAATCTTTTGTTCTGTTGGACCGCCGATTGCAACTTGCTTTCGGTGGTTTTTTTTTGCCCGTTGATGGTCTGAATAATCAATTGCAATTCGCTTATCTGACCCGTTGCAATTGTCAAGTTTTGGCCCGACTCGATTGCGGCGGTTGTAAGACTATCAATCGAAATAATCAGCGGCTTAGTGGCTTGTTCCACCTTCACAACAACAACGGGATTCACGTACTTATTATAGTGCCAATCTATCAATACGCTACGTAGGAAGAAGAACACAGCAACAGCCACAGCCAACCCGATTAAGGTTCGACCAAAACTTGTTATTCGAGAGAGATTACTTAGTAGTTTTATCATTGCGAATCATGTTAAGTAGTTGATTGTAATTTGACGAATCGAGTAAATTATCCTCGATTGACTCATTATTTGGAGCCTTCCCGCTTGCAATTAGGTTGCCCAACCGCACCGTTTTTGTTGCGATGAAAACCATTATCACTTGTTCGGGCGTTAATCCCGTAATCTGAGCAACTAACTTGAAGTTACTTAGTCGGTCTTCGTTGGCGTAGTCATTGCCCTTTTTCAACATTATATCTGCTTGCTTTTCGGCAAATTCGTTGAACTCTTGAATCTGTTCTTGTAGTTTCATATTTTCTTATAGTCAAAATAAATGTTACCTCTTTCTTCTTGTGTGTCTTGCTTGTGAACTATTCGCCACGTAAAACCAGCGGGAGCATTATTTGCATAATTATGTTGGCAGTAACTCGAAGCCGGGGCGAAACTCATGAAGTTGTTGTACGTAAGTGACTTAATCGTTTCGCTCCCAAGTTGATGCAAATCGCCTTTATCTAGGTGGATTCTATCATACTTTTGATTCAGTCCGTAGTGGTCAATGTAAGATTTCAAATAGTTAATAGATTTGTCGTTCAAATAGAACGGCAATCCAAACTTTCTATCGCTTTCATCCTTACCATGCGTTAACAGAAACGCGTGCTTGCCCCAAAATCGTTGCTCGATGAACTTGTGCAAAATGTCCACTTCAACTAATTCTTTTTGATAAGTTGCTTCAATAGCTTTTTTAACGCCAAGATTGACAATCTTACCAAAATCGCCTGAATGATTATCGTTACCCACTTTGCGAAGTATTACCTTCTTTGCAATGCCATTGTCAATGCACTTGTGTAATAGTTCAATTTTCGTATCCATGACGACCTCGGCAACTTCAAAGTTTGTGGCGTTCTGCGGCAACTTATGCCCCCCACGGGTCGTATAACCATGCCACCCGTCTTGTTCATCTCCTAAGTTATCTAAGCAAAGAACGTCAAACGCCCCTCGGTTATCATCGTACTTTTTGCAGATAGTTGCCCAAACCTCTTCGTACTTATCTCTGTACACCTGCGGCGTGTATTCGTACTCGAATAGACCCAATCCGTGTGGGTTTGGGTTCATCCCTACATGATCGTCGGTAGTCGTGACGATTAACATTTTTTCAAACGAATCTTTGATTATTGGGGCTTTCTTGAAAATCTTAGTCTGATATTTCTTTAAGATTTTTTCGAATGATTCAGTTACATCTTGAATATTATCGGCAGAGTAATAAGGGTTTTTGAAGTGGGCAGAAATCTCTTTATGTTTTATCCATCCGTGGTCGGCGGTTTCTTTTTTTAGTCCGATTTTTGCAAACGCCTCTAAGATTCCTGCGTTACCCGTTTCATCCGACTTACTTGCAAAATATTCGGCCTTCGCCTTTAGGATTGCCGAACTATTTGTGTAACCGTATTTCTCAGCAAGAGTCTGAGCAAAACCCCGCTCATTAATTTCTTCGCTTGTCATGCTGTCGAACTCTTGAAAAACCTGCTTGCGTCTTGTCATTTTTTGTGGTTTAGGTACATCAATTCAGTAACCTCTTCGTTCGCTTTCATATTCAATCGTCTGCGGATTGCCTTAACCGTTGCTAGGGCGACAGCTTTGCTCACCCCGTATTTGTATCGAAGTACTCGGATAATGGGGTAGGTCACTTGATAATATCGTTTACTTTCTCTTCAACCTTGCCAATCACCTTGGCCAAAAATTCGGGTACGTGCGTGTTACTTTCCTTCAAGTTTTCGAGGACGCTTTTGATTTCAAAAATACCGAGCATAACGAAGGTTAGAATAACCAGTAAATTCAAATAATATTCTGGAAATATCATCGTTCCGTCACGCAGGGATGCCAAAAACAACATTATCACCATCAGACTGATGGTGATAATTAAAATGAAATAACCTATACATTTTGCTATCAGTTTTTCTTTCAAAACTCTCAAGCTGTACTGTCCTTTCTTTTTCGACAACCGTACACCGCTCCACGTATTGACCGCAATAATCAAGATTAAAACGATGAACAGTAAGGCGTTTACTTGCCAACTTTGGGTCAGGAATTTGATTAGTGTTGCAATCAACATTGCAAATCCAAATTCTTCAATTCTGACCGTTTTGAGGTGCGTTTGTAGCGAGTTAAACGCTGTGCTGACGAATATTAACATTGTGTTTTCTTTGGTTTATGTATTTCAATATTTTGTGTAAACTGTTCGACCTGAACTGTTCTTTGTTGCTCGTAACGCTTCTCTTCGATTACTCACCTGACTAAAACTGATATGAACCCATGACCCAAACTCTTCAATAATTTGGTCAAAGGGGATATTGAAGCGAATGGCGAAGTCAACTATTTCGTCTGTCGTTAGTCCATGTATCCTAATATCTGCCGCTTCGCCTCCTACGTGTTGGCTGTTTTTAGCCCCCCTGACACGCTTGTTTAATCTTTCACAACGATACCCCGAAGTAACCGTTATAGGCTTGCTTAGTGCCGTTCTCATTGGCTGCAAAACGCTTTCGATTAGGCACGTAAGATTTGTTATTACGTGTAATGGTGGCTCGAATTGTTCGGTGTAATTTAATCGCCTTGCGGTAGGTGATTCAATCATTTCGAGAAGGCTAAAATTCTGGGATAGTTTCATTTTGTGTCAAGTAATTCTATGGCTAATTCATTACCCTTTGTATCTGACAAAATCAACCCGTTAATTTGCTTATCAAATGCTTGGTTTACTGCGGCAGTAATATCGGCGGGAGTCAAACCCTTACTTAGTGCGTTTATTTTTGTGTGTGTTATTTCCTGCCCCTGCAAAATTTCGTCCATCGCACCTAAAAGATTATTGAACTCTTCCAATTTTGACAAAAGAATCACGTACCGTTTGTCTTGCTCAGTTTTGAGTGCTTCAAATAGGGCGTTTACGTTCACTACGTTCATTTTCACCGCCGACAAATAATCGTCAAGCGGGGGTGAAACGTCCGAACCGCTGACCCGTATTTTGCTTAGTTTTACGGCAAAGTAAACTATGCCGCTGAATAGAATTATATTTGATATAGCTAAGAATGTTATCATGTTGTTTTTATTTTAGTTGTAGCACGGAAAACCGTTTAATTTGTATGCAAAATCACGTATTTCGGAGATTGACCCCATTACGATATAATATTTGTCTTCGATTGATTCAGTAGGGTAGACGGTAGGTCGGTCACGGTTCGGAAAGTAATATATCACGTTTCCACCCGCACCCAATTGGTCTTCTTGTTGCACAGAAGCACGATAGGAGTCCTCTCTATTCCATACAATTCCAATACCTTCCGTACCTGCCGCATTGAATAATGCAACCCATTTTTCGGTGGCAATTACGCTTGTGATTTCAGACAAAACTGGGTCGGATTGGTTAGGTAATCCGTCCATGTCAATCGTAGTCAAATCGCCGTTATTGAATGGCGTAGTGCCTGAATAATACTTAGCATATCTGTATTCAGTATTGAAGAAACCATACGGATTTATTTGAGCAAATTGTAACCCATTCAAGTAGGTTAGATTAAGGTTAATTTTGTAGGTAATTTCAAACGCATTGTCAGCAACTGCTCTAATTTTTTGTTCGTTGGTCGCGTCGGCAAAAACTTTGTCATTATTCAATGCAAACGCGTATTGATAGAGATTTGCCTGAGTTGTAAGTAGCTTTGTTGTATTATTCCACTCCTTGAAAAACGGTACGCCACCGAAATTGAAACCACCAGACCGTCCGCTTAATTCAAATTCATATACGCCTTGTGGCAATCCGTTCCACGCTCGCGTAGTTTCGGTGGTGGTGTACCCTCTGCCACTTTGACCATCTACGCCTCGAAAAATGGTCTGAATTTCAGACGGTTCACCGATATACGGGTCATATATTCCAAATTGCATCCCTGAGTCGCGTTGTAGACTTCGGCTTCTTGTTTCACTTTTTTTGCCTATCCAGTCAGGGGTAGCACCCATTAAGTTAGCCAACGCAATCTTATAAGTTGCTGTTTCGATAACGTCGTAGGATGTGTTATATGGCGTTACGGACAGACCTTGCGATGCGATATTTACGCCCGTGATGTAATTGGCTGCGTAACTTGGTAGGATAACATTATCCCGATAAGCGAAGCAGTTACCCGTACCACCGCTGTTTTTTGTAATATTTGTTTTTGGGGGTAATCGAGAACTACCATCTTCGGGGATTGGATTGTTGTTATCAAACTCCAATTCTGTTTTTGTTCCCGCAAAAGTTACCTTGACGGGTTGCCCGTTGCCGTTCTGCCACCAATAGAGGTGTTCTAGGTCGAATCTAAAATTATAGAGTCCATTATTTGTTAGGTTATCGTTCGGGAATGCCTCAACCACATCGTTGGCAATATAACCCGCTTTGACGGTCATGACTTTGAAATTTCCAATGTACAAATCCAAATCAACTGGCGTATTTGGGGCGGCTGAATTGTACGCCCAACAAATTATGTTAGGGTTTTCGGAATCGTTCACGAATCGAACGCGACCTTTGAATGTACTTGCCGCAGTTGGTAACGAGTTATCGAACGGTGTACACGTAGCACAATCCGTAACTACAACCTGATTGATTTTCTGGTAGGCTTCACCCGCCAATTCGTAACCGTCGGGAGTGGAGAAGTTCGGCGTAAGCTCTAACCCGCCCGTTCCAGTAACTTGATTTGAAAGCTGAGAAGAACACCGACTGTCTAGTATTTTTTCGTAGCTTATATTCTGATTCGTTGTTGTCAAGAAGTTAATACCTCGCGGCTGGAATACATCGCGTGACGAAACGGGGTCAACCTCTTGTACTACCCACCACGCATCGTTGAACCGCCTTATTTTTGTTGGCTTGTTTGCAACCGTCCAGATTCCCACGGTTAATCCGTCGAAAAGTCCGCAATCAAAAAAGTTATAAGTGCTGAAATTAGCGGGTAATTGAACGCTTGCCAAGTCGTTGAAAATGTTACCCTGCCGGAATGCAAATGGGTTTATGTTTCCCTCGTTGTCCGACGTAAGATAATAGAACTTTTGCGTTCCGTTTATGTATTTTTTAGTGACCAACGTGCCGAACTTTCCGCTATTTTCGGCAATCGTTAGCGGGTCAACCGGATTTACGGCCCTGAATATTTGAGCGTGAGCGGCAAAAGAGAGTAGGAAGAATAAGAGTATTTTTTTCATTTGATAAATCCGTTATTAACTAGATGAATAGCAAGGTTTGATTCAGTTGCTGTTTTTTCACTCTCGCCGTTTGTGAAAGTGAGGCTTGTCAGGGTGTTGTCTACCGTTTTGAATAGGTCTAATGCAAGCGGGGTGAACTCAAAAGTTTCCTCAAAAAAAGATTCAATCCCCGCTTCTTTGTCGCTTGCTTCGATTTTTTGCAAATCTTGGAGTTCGTCACTAATCAACTCAATTGACTTTGACAATTGCAATAACTTTGCTTTGCCTATGAACTCTACGGATTTGCCGTTTACTAATGCCATTATCGCGGCGTGTGTACCTATCGCTTCTCTATTCGTCATATATAGTGTTTTCTAATATGTTAATATTGTGCAATATAACGATATTAAATTGAAAAATTTTAGTTAATTTTCACCCATTGGAATCTGGTGTTGGGGTTCTGGGTTGTTCCAATATTAACCTTTTCAATTGCATACCTCGAACCATACGCATCACTTAAGTTTGCGTTTGGAACGGTGACGGATAGATAGGGGGCATCCAAGTTGATTGTGTTAGCTTTCAATCGCAAATCAGTCGGCGTTTCAAGTAGCATATTAGAACCGATGCTCTTGATATTAACCGCTAATGATCCAATCAAATCCAAACCCCGCAAAGACTTAACTTCAAACTTATCAGCGTTCGTTGCTTGATAGAATACGAAGGAAGCCTGAGCAACACCGCTGCTATTCTCGAACGATAACCCAGTCAAGTTTGCATCAGATACGTTTTTCAGAATTATGTCATTTGTGGTTCTTGCTCCTTCATTTGTTACCGATTGCAAATTGGGCGTAGCACTACCGCCTAACCCTGCCAAATCAGACATTAGAGCGTAGTTTTCGACGTTTTGCCCGTTTGCCCGATACCTTAATCTTTGCGTGTCTGATACCAATGCGAAGTCGTAGGCCGCAACGTTCGTTGCTGTTCCTTCGTTGTACTTAATTCTAATTCGTGTTAACGGGTCAATTGTTGCAACATCTTGTAGACCGGGCGTTGTGCTACCGCCGCTCGATTGTATTTCGTCAGAAAACGCATACGCCCTTGCATCACCCGAACCGTTAATTTGGACCAATCGCCCTGCATCGTCGAATACGTTTCGCATAGTAAAAGCTGACCCTGATTCGTCTACGTGAGTCGTTGCAAATCCAACTAATTCATTTTCGATGTCGTAGGTTAGTCGCCCTTTTTCAAGGTTGTCTTGGTCGTAGAACCTTAACCCGTATTCATTCCGAACACCCCCTGAACCATCGGAGAACTGATGCTCGAAGAAGTTCTCTGTTAGATAGCCCGCATTCGCATGATTTCCGTACACAAACGCTGTTTGCCCGTTCAAAATTCGGTTATCATTCCCTTGTGCAACTGTTCCCGAACTTGTTCCAAAATCCTTATTGAACGCCGTGTTTTTTGAGAAATTAGGTTCTAATAGATTAAGTGAGTTTTCAAGACCTGAAATATCGGACATTGCTAAGGCTGTCAAATAATTCACCGTTTCACCGTTGCTCGATAACTTGACAAAACCATTTTGAGTAAACTTGCTTTGTTTGGTAGCTATCTGAGTAAATAAGTTAGCTATCTGAGAGTCATTGTCTTGAATTTCTGTAACAAGTTCAATCCATGTATCTAGTGCTTCGGGAGCGGTATCAA